GGTGAAAGATGAGCAATAATAACACTGTCAATCTCAATATCCGTCTCACTGGCAATGCAGGGCGTGAACTACAACAGCTGACACAGCAACAAACCCGTGGTGTACAGCAAATCAATCAAGGTTGGCGACAAGTAAGTACCACGCAAGGTCAGTATGCCCGTGGACTCAATACGGCACGTACCAGTCAAGAGCAAATCAACCGTCTAACACAGCAAACAACTCAAAGCCTACAGGCTCAAAGGCGACAAAATGAGTTAATGGTACATCTATTACGTCAAAATGCGGCTAATGCCAGACGGATGCAAGAGGCGATTAATAATATCAATCTGCGTAGAACGGTTGGCGATGCAGGACGGCTCAATCAAATTTTAAATCAATCCGTTGGGCTATTACAACGCATGGGACAGATGGCACGCACTGGGCTTAATACAGGCACGGCAGTGGTAGGCGGTGTGGTGGCTGGTGCGGCTGTGGCTAATACGGCAATTAAGCCAGCTCGCAGTTATGATGAGCAAATTGCTCGTGCCAATGCTACCGCAACTGCTGGGCAAGGGTTATCAATACAACAACGTCTTGCTAATAAAGCACAGATTGACCGTATTGTCATGCAGGCATCAAGAGATGGTGGTGCGACACGAGAGCAAGTACTTGAGGCAGCAAATACACTTTTAGCCAGTGGACAGTATGATACTCGCACATTAGGGCAGATTTTACCTAACACCTCGAAGGTCGCCTTTGCTAGTGGCGCCAATGCTACTGATGCAGCAAGCGTAGCAATGCAACTACAGATGTTTGGTATTAAAGTTATCAAACGTGGGCAAGATATGGCGGTGCGTGGCGGCGAGTTAGGTGGTTTTGAGTATAGTGATATGGCGCAATGGTTAAGTCGTCAGTTACCGCTTGCAAAAAATGCAGGTTATGCGGGGGAAGAGGGTCTCAAACAAATCGTACTCATGAATCAGTTGGCAAGGCGTGGGGCTGGTACGGCTGATGAGGCTGGGAACAATGTGGTCAATTTACTCGCAAAGCTTAGTACCAAAGAGTTTGCTGATGCCATCGGTGATAATATTGATATTCGACAAGGGGATGCTACTAGGCTCAAGGGTAAAGGCAAGAAAAAGAGCGAAGTGTTTGACTGGGAGACTTATGCCCTTAGTGAACGCGCCAAAGGCGTGAACAAACTTGATGCCTTTATGAAGCTCCTTGATCGTGAAATGGCAAATAATGGCAAGTACCAAAAACTCAAATCCGATGCCCAATCTGCCAAAACGCCTCAAGATGCTGCCATGAAATTTGCTGCAATGGCGGATATGTTACAGGGTACCAAAGTCGGTAATATCTTAGTTGATCGCCAAGCTTTGCAAGCCGCATTGGCTTATCGTAACGGCAGCAGTGATAAGGAACGCATTTTAAATGGCTTAAATGGTGCTGATGGTACGGTTGATGGTCTAGCAAAATTATTCTCTGGCGATGAATGGGCAAATTATCAAACTCGTCAAAATGAGCAAATGAATATTAACTATCAAGCCTATCTCAATGTGAATGGTGCGTTAAATACCTTTAATACTGAAATGTCTGGCTTTATGCAAAAACATAGTGGGCTTGCCACCGCTGCCTATTCAGCAGGTGTGGTATTGGCTGGTATCGGGGCATTAACTACGGTAGGTTCAGTATTGAGTAGATTGGGCGGTGGCGCAGCAGCTGGCGGTATCGCTGGTACGGTGGCAAGTCGTGCAGGTGGGCTAATGACTGCTGGGCGTACTGCTGTCGGTGCGGCATCGGCTACAGGTGTTGGCGGTGCGGTTGTGATTGGTGCGGCAGGTGGCTATGCGATTGGTACAATGGTGTCAAAAGCTATTGAAGGTACAAAAGCAGGTGATTGGGTTGGTGAGAAGGTTACGCAATTATGGGCTGGCTTGGGTAGTGAAGAGGCACAGCAAGCCTTAGAAGCCCAACAGAAATATGACAAAATGATTCAAGAGCAACAGCAAACTCGCCTAGCAATTCAACAGACTACCAATGCGATTAAGTCGATTGATTTTAGCCAAAATATTGTGCAGAACATTACCAATCCACAACCGAATGTCCCATTTTTTAACATCCCTGCCCCTACTCGTCCTGTTGCGGACTTGAAGCGTGGTGCGGTTGTGCCGTTGTGGTTAAAATGAGTTAAAAATTATTGCGTTTACCTTCTTTCCAATCTTGGTAAACTTGAAGTTCTTTATCTTCTAGAATCTTAATTTCTTGATTTAGAGAGTCAGCAATTGCAAATTGTTGGTTCTCTAGTTCTTTATAATAAGCTGATTTTTCTTTATTTTTTTCACGCTTATAAATTAAAGCAATGCATTTATAGATGGCTGCTCTATCGAGAGCAAGAAAATAATCTTTGATGATTGAACCCAAACGGTGAAAAGACCATCTAGCAGTCATTCTATCCACTGATGAATTTAACAACTCATCGCATCGTACCAAGGCTTCATCAAATCGCCCTGCTTGTTGCAAGAATTTTGGCAATCGCACCAGTTGGGCTAAATCAGCATCATAATCTGTGGTATTGTTAATTTCCCATATTTTTTCAAGATAAGTAATGGCTAAATTGATATCAGTATTGGAGTATTGCGTAGCTAGTTTGCCATAGTCTGATACTTCCTTGTAACGTGGATGACCGCCTTTACCTAGGGTAATTTCTACACTCATTTTCAATCCATTTAAATTAATCTCTAACGCTTAAGTCTAAAATAATTTAAAAAGTTTTTCATTAGAAAAGTAAATTAATATCGGAAACTTGCCACCTAACTATCAAACTCAAAACCTGTCAATCTAGCAACATTGGCAGGTTTTTTATTGAGATAATCATGGCGTGGAAAGACACACTCTTTGAAGCAACATTCAGACAAATACCGTTTGAATGCACGGCGATGAATGAAACACGCTCAAAGTCTGTAGCTATCATGCAGTCACCTTATAGTGACAGTGCCTTTGTCACTGATATGGGTAATGACGCACGTCGTTATTCGATAACTGCGTTTCTGGAAGGCGTAGATTATGAGATTTACCGAGATAATCTAATTATCGCCTTGGATATGCAAGGCAAAGGCGAACTGGTACACCCACTTTACGGGTCGCTTGATGTCCAAGTGCTAGACTACAGTGTCAAGCATGACGCTGATGTTGTTGATAGCTGCATGATTGACATTAATTTTGTGATTGCAGTATCAGCAAGTGACAACAAAGAGCTGTTTATCCCTACGCCTATCCCAGCGGTAGAAGAACAACCAACGGCTGTCATACTTGATAAACCAGCGGAGACGCTTGAAGTTTATCAACAGCAGCTTGAACAAATGAGCACGTCTGAAGCCGTTGAAATAAAGCGAACAATACCTGAGAGAATTCGTGCAGAAATCAAACGTGCCAGAGAGATATTGCAAGTCAATGGTCAACAGGTCAATGATTTATTTAACCCGCCTGATTGGCTAAATGGCATTGTCAATGATACGATTGGACTCATGCACGATATACCGCTGGATGCCGACCCAATGGCAAACTGGCGCAGAGTCATCAATAAAGTCAAAAGCATTGGTGATATGTTTGGTGATACCGATATCGCGCCACTACGCTTTGTCGGTGCTGTGTTACCTGTGGCACTAGAATCTCAAACAGTGCTTGAACTTATCAAGCTAGACATGGCACAAAACGTGCTAACACCGTTAGAGCTAATAACGGCAAATAATGTCGTGCGTCAAAGTATCAATGACGCTATCACGTTGATTCGTCGAATTGACCCAGAGCCATCCGTGACAATTAATGTCCCAAAAATCATATTAGATACACGTAAGCAGGTGGCCGCCCTTAAACAGGCAGCGGCAATCTTGCAGCAGCTTACCAATGATGCTGTCAATAAAAAGCCTCCACTTATCCAATATACAGTAAAACGTAATACGACTTTAAGGCTTTTAGCTCATCGTCTCTATGCTGACCACAACCGTACTGATGAGCTACTCAAACTCAATAAAAACATTGTCAACCCTGCCATCATTACCGCAGGTACTGAGTTAAATATTTATGTCAGATAATCAGCCAAGTACGACTGATAGCACAGATAGTAGCCAAACATTGCAACGTCTTGGCAATATCATCTTGACCGTCGGTAATGTCGAATGCCGCCAATGGGACGATATTACTATTGATAGTGACATTGGCATACCTGCCGATGGCTGGTCATTTGCATGGTTAGATAAAACTATCGCAAATTTGCCAGATAGCGTCAAAAGTGGTGCGGTGTGCCAAATTGACGTTGAAAACAAAGAGGTACGTGAGACCATATTAGTGGGTGTGATTGACAAGATACAGCAGACTGTAAGCCGTGGGCAGATATCTGTCGTAATATCTGGTCGAGACTTAGCAGGGCAATTACTGGATACGTCTGCACCTATCAAACAGGGTCAAAACATGACGCTGGAAGAAATTATTGGGCAGTTTGTTATTGGTGGCGATTTAGGCTCATTACCTTGGCGCCTAAAAACTGATGAAAATTCTCTGAAGGTAAAAACAGGCGTAGAGGATGGTGCTAGTGTTTGGGATGCTATCAATAAAGCGGCTGAAGCATCTGGGCAATATGTTTGGATGTCATCGGATGGGGCTATCTGTATTGGTAATCCATTCGATGTTGAACAACCAAAAGAGCCGCCTGTTTTTATTTTAAATGAAGATAATGCTCATAATAACTGTTTAAATCTTAGCTACAGTGAGGATTTATCCAATGCTTATAGTATTGTCGAAGCCATTGGACAGGATGATAAAGGCAAGAACTTTAGGGGCGCGGCTAATGATGACAGAATGACTATCAAACGTCGCAAAATTTTGAGTGACTCTCGTGCTGAAAACCAAAGCGATGCCATGCAGTATGCGCAAAAAGCCTTGAGAGATAGTTGGCTTGATGCTTATGAATGCTCAATTTTGACCAACCATTGGGGATGGATGTCTAAGGTATTTGCAACAGGTTGGCGGGTAAAAGTAATCAGCACTATCATGCCAAGAGCCAGTGGGGATTGGGTTATCTATGGTCGCACGCTCAAGCTCACTCGCAATGAGGGCAAAACCACCGAATTACGTCTGCGCAAATTCCAAGAATGGATGCAACCTGTACAACACGTCGATTTGATTAAAGAGGCTAAACCTAAGAAGTCGAAGAAGCAGACCACCATCAAATCAAAGCGGAGTAAGTCTTAATGATGAATGCGTTTAAACAAGTGCGCCAAGCCATGTATGGCTTTGTCAAACGCCGTGGCCAACCACTACAAGTTAGTGGCTTATCCGATGAGATATTAGATGGCGTTAGATTGATGCAGCAAGTCGGCTTTGCCAGTGATTTGCCTGTTGATACACAAGTGGTGATGTTGCCTATTGGGGGACGTGCGACCAATATGGTCATTATTGCAAGTTCAGATGCCCCTGTGGTAGTCAAGGCAGGTGAAGGTGAAACGGTCATCTATGACCAGTTTGGACATGAAATTCGCCTTGGTAAAGATGGTATCAAAATGATAGGCAATGTTGATATTGATGGCAATGTCACTGCTACAGGACAAGTCAGTGATATACAAGGCTCATTGGCTGAAATGCGCCAAATCTACAATACTCATGCACACCCAAGTGATGGTGCACCACCAACTAACACGATGAGTTAATATGAAAATTAACACTGTCACCCATGACTATATCGCAAGTAGGCTGACTGCACCACCTATCAAAGACGTGGTTGAAGCGGCGTATCTAAGACTATCTACTGAAAAAGGTAGTTATTTTACGGATAAAGATTTTGGTAGCGAGCTATATCGACTAAGACGTAGCAAAGATACACCGCAAATCCGTTTGCAAGCCGTAGCATGGGCAAAACAAGCCCTAGAACCACTCAAACCAAGATACTTTTTAGCCAATATTGATGTGAGCCAAACTTTACCAACTACTAATGGCAAAATTCAGCTGCTAGTAAAACTTGAACATCAAAGTGGGCAAATTTATACCACCACATTTACAGTCAAGGTAGCAGGTTGACTTCCTCCCCTCCTTAAAATGAGGGGATTCCTTCTGCAAGACGGTGAAGCCCCACC